GTGCTAACATCGCTAACAAATGTGGAACAACTATTACACTTGGTGCAAGTGGCGATACCATTACTCTTGCATGTGGTGCAAGTCAAACAGGATTCGGTAGAACAGGAACTGTTGATTGGCAAACAGGATCAATTAAAACAGCCACATTTACAGCTGTTAATGGTGAAGGATATTTTTGTAATACTTCAGGAGGTGCTTTTACAGTTAATTTACCAGCAGGTTCTGCTGGTGCAATAGTAGCAATTTCAGATTATACAAGAACTTTTGCTACAAATAATTTAACAATTAATCCAAATGGTTCTGAAAAAATAGGAGGTGTTGCAGATGATGTAGTTTTAAATGTGGATGGTCAAGCACTTACTTTAGTTTATGTTGATAGTACAGAAGGTTGGATTAATGTACAAAACGCTGAAGATACAGAAACAGGTTTAACACCTGCTTATATTACAGCTACTGGTGGTACAATATCAACTATAGGAGATTTTAAATATCACAAATTTACAGGACCTGGCACTTTTACAGTTTGTTCTGTTGGAAATCCAAGAGGATCAGACACAGTTCAAGCATTGGTAGTCGCTGGTGGTGGTGGCGGAACTTATAATGGTGGTGGCGGAGGTGGAGCAGGGGGTTTAAGAAATTTATCTTGTCAACCAGTTACAACAATAGGTTATCCTATTACGGTTGGTGCAGGAGGTGGTTCAACTAGTCCTGGTTCACCTACACCAAGTCCAGGATCTAATTCAATATTTTCAACAGTAACATCAACAGGAGGTGGAGCAGGTGGACCTCCAGGTGGTGGAACAGGTTCTAATGGTGGTTCAGGTGGAGGTGCAGGAGGTAATGGTGGTAATGCAGGTACAGGTGGTACAGGTAATACTCCTCCAGTAAGCCCCCCTCAAGGTAATGATGGTGGATCACATGGTCCAGTACCAAATTATAATGCAGGTGCTGGTGGAGGAGGACATAGTTGTGCTGGTGCCACAGCTCCAAGTCCAGGAACTCCAGGAACTCCAGGTGGTCACGGTGGTAATGGTACAGATGTATCTCCAAGTTTTCCAGCACCTTTAGGTGGAAGTCCAGCAGGATTTTATGCAGGTGGTGGAGGCGGTGGAGGTAATGATGATGGTCCAGGTTCTGCTTCAGACACACCAAATGCTCCAGGAGGTGGAGGTTTTGGTGGTTCAGGTCCTGGTATAACTGCTGGAAGTGGAACAGCTAATACAGGTGGTGGTGGTGGAGGTGCACCAACAGCTGGTACTACTTCAGGAGCAGGGGGAAGTGGGATTGTTATTATAAAATATAAATTTCAAAATTAGGTAAAAAATTATGAGTGAAGTAAAAGTAAATAAAATTAGTCCAAGAACAAATTGTGGTACAGTCCAGTTAGGAGATAGTGGTGACACTATTACCATTCCTGCTGGTGCAACAATCACGAACAATGGAACACAAACAGGTTTTGGTCGTACAGGTACAGTGGATTGGGATACGACTGCGAAGACAGCAGGGTTTACGGCTGTTAGTGGAAATGGATATTTTGTAAATACGACTTCTGGAGCTGTGACAGTAACACTTCCAGCAACTCCAAGTGCTGGAGATATTGTTGCTCTATCTGATTATGCAGGAACAGCTGCAACAAATAATATTACAATAGCAAGAAATGGATCTAATATAAATGGATCAGCTACAGATTTAACAATTTCAAAAAACAATTCTGGAATTACTTTAGTTTATGTAGATGGAACTCAAGGTTGGAAAGCAACTGAAACATCAAACTTGAATGATATTGAACTACAACCAGAATATATTGTAGCGACAGGAGGATGTATTTCTACTTGTGGAGATTATAAAACTCATATTTTTACAGGTCCTGGTACTTTATGTGTATCTTCTGTAGGTAATCCTTTTGGATCAACAACAGTAGAATATATGGTTGTAGGTGGAGGAGGAGGTGCAAGTTTTGGTGGTGGAGGCGCTGGCGGTTTTAGACAAAATTATCCAAGTCCAATCGCAGCTGGTTTACCTGTAACAGTTCAAGGTTATCCAATTACAGTCGGAGCAGGTGGAAGTGGACGACCATCATCAGCTAATGGAAACAATTCAATTTTTTCATCAATTACGTCTCATGGTGGTGGATATGGTGGTGGACAAGCTAGTAATGTTGGAACAGGTAATACAGGAGGCTCTGGAGGTGGTGGAGGACATAATTCAGGAGGCGGTGGATCAGGAGATGCAGGTGGAGCAGGAAATACACCACCTGTAAGTCCTGCTCAAGGTTTTGCTGGTGGAAGTGGATATCAAAATGGTTGTTTTTATGGTGGTGGCGGTGGAGGAGGAGCAACTGCTGTAGGGTCTAATGCTGGAGCTTTTGGCCCCCCTAACAACACTGGAGGTGATGGTGGTGCAGGGACTTATTGGCCTGATTCTGTAATAGGACCATTGGCTCCAAGTTATGGAACTCCAGGACCAGTAGGCTCGACAAGATATTTCGCTGGCGGTGGTGGAGGAGCATATAGATATCCTGGTGGAGGTGGTCAACCTGGTGTAGGTGGCGGAGGTCAAGCTCAACAACCACCATCTGATAATGCAACTGCAGGAACAGCTAATACTGGTGGTGGCGGTGGAGGTGGTAATGGTAATGGTAAAGCTGGTGGTTCAGGTATAGTAATGATTAGATATAGATATCAATAATATTTATGTGTTTACTAAAATTTAAAATTAATATATAAGGAGAAACATTATGGCACATTTTGCAAAACTAGGAGCAAACGGAAAAGTGATTCAAGTCTTAACCTTGAATAATTCTGATATGCTTAATGCTGACGGAGTTGAAGACGAAGCAGTAGGTCAACAATATTTAGAACAACACAATAATTGGCCTGCACAAATGTGGATTCAAACTTCATACAATACAGCAGGCAACCAACATAAAAACGGTGGAACTCCATTTAGAGGAAACTATGCAGGTATTGGTTATACTTGGGATGAAGATGATCAAATCTTCTGGCCTAAAAAACCATATGCTTCATGGGTAAAAAATAATGCAGAAGCTAGATGGCAATCTCCAATCGGTGACGCACCTGCTTTAACTCAAGAACAACAAGATCAAAATACAGCTAATACTCATAGATGGTCTTACGTTTGGAATGAAGAAACAACAGCCTGGGATTTGACAAATAGTCTAGCATAATATATATCTGGTGGTGGTATGCAAAAGAAAGTTTTAACAGAGCAGGCTTTATACTTCGGTGATGTTTCAATGCCGAAAGGTTTTGAGATAGATCGAGATAAATTATCAGGCGATATTTTACAATCAACATTTACAGATTCAGAGTTTCCATTTTCAAGAACTTGGGACATGCTCAATACTTATATGCGTGAGCATATAAATTTAGAATATGGTTTTCAATTAGTGAATAAAAGAACTTGGGGTGATATGTACAAACCCAATCAACAAACAGAACCATTACTTAATATTGATCCAGTCGATTTAAGAAACTCACCTGATTATACATTATTGTATGGTGTTAAAACTAATAACTGTTTTGTAAGAATCTTCTATGATGATAATAGAAGAAAAGGAAGAAGTTGGGACATACAATTAAAAGATAATATGTTTATTATGTTTCCATCTACAAATATGTATTACATAAACAACAGACAGAAAGATTCTTTGAATTTTGTTCAAACAATAACTTATGAATATATCTAATTATTATTGGTATTTTACTTCAGCAATACCACCTAAAATTTGTGATGACATAATTAAATATGGTTTATCACAATCAGAAACAATGGCTAGAACTGGTGGTTATGGAGATAGAGAATTATCAAAAGAAGAAATTAAAGATATGAAACGTAAAAGAAATTCAGATCTAGTATGGCTCAATGATCCATGGATATATAAAGAATTACACCCATACATTCATCAAGCTAATAGAGCTGCAGGTTGGAATTTTGATTGGGATAGATCAGAGTCTTGTCAGTTTACAAAATATAAACTCAATCAATATTATGATTGGCATTGTGATTCTTGGGATAAACCTTATGACAGGAAAAGTCCTGATAATCCTGAACATGGTAAAATAAGAAAGCTTTCGATGACTTGTCAGTTAACTGACGGGTCCGAATATCAAGGTGGTGAATTAGAGTTTGATTTTAGAAACTACGATCCCCATATGAGAGATGAGTCCAAACATTTAAGGCAAGCAAAAGAAATACTTCCGAAAGGATCTATTATTGTATTTCCTTCATTTGTATGGCATAGAGTTAAACCTGTAACGAAAGGAGTAAGATATTCATTGGTCATGTGGAATCTTGGATATCCGTTTAAATAATGCAAATAGTAGAATATTTTAAAACACCAATATGGATTGAGGAAAAACCTGAATTTATAAAATCATTAAACAAAGCTTCGAATGAATATATCAAAGCTGCTAAAAAGAGAGAAAAAGATTATATCAAAAAACATGGTGACTTTGGAAGAAGTTATCATTCAACACCACTTACAATGGATAATAGATTTTTAGATTTTAGAAATTATGTTGGTCAAAAGTCTTGGGAGTTTTTAGATTGGCAAGGTTTTGATATGCAAAAATATCAAACTATGTTTTCTGAATTATGGGTCCAAGAGTTTGCTAAAAATGGTGGTGGACATCATTCAGCTCATGTTCATTGGAATCAACATGTATCAGGTTTTTATTTTTTAAAGTGCAGTGATAAAACATCTTATCCAGTTTTCCATGAACCAAGAACAGGTGCTCGTGCAACAAAGTTACATATGAAACCAAGCAATGGTATTTTTCATGGTACAGAGTTAGTACACTTTAAACCTAAACCAGGAACTATGATTATATTTCCAGGATATCTAGAGCATGAATATGCAGTAGATCATGGCACAGAACCATTTAGATTTATACATTGGAACATTCAAGCTGTACCGAAAGAGATGGCTAAAGATGTCGTTTAAAAAAAATAAATATACAGTTATTCGTCAAGCAATCTCAAAAGATTTAGCTGCGTTTGTTGCAAACTATTTTACAATGCAAAAACAAGTATTAGATACTTGCAGAAACGCTCGTTACATTTCTCCATATGAAACTTTATTAGGTTATTATGAAGGTGAGAATGAACAGATTCCAAATACTTATTCTTGTTATTCAGATATAGCGATGGAAACATTAATGTTAAAATGTCAGCCAGTTATGGAAAAGGCAACAGGATTAAAATTATATCCTGCATATACATATGCAAGAATTTATAAAAAAGGTGATGTTCTTAAAAGACATAAAGATAGATTTAGCTGTGAAATCTCTACCACTATGAATTTAGGTGGTGATGATTGGCCAATCTATTTAGAGCCATCTGGTAAAGAAGGTATGAAAGGTATCAAAGTAGATTTAAAACCAGGAGATATGTTAGTGTATTCTGGTTGTGAATTAGAACATTGGAGAGAAAAGTTCAAAGGTAAGGAATGCGTACAAGTATTTCTTCATTATAACAATCGTAAAACACCAGGCGCAAGAGATAATATGTTTGACAAGCGTCCTCATTTAGGTCTTCCATCCTGGTTTAAACGATGATATAATCTTTAGATGGAGGCAGCGGACACCACCACATACCACCGCTGTCTCCTTTTAAGGATTATATTATGTATTTTGGAGGATCACCATTTGCCAGTTCACCATTTGCCGATCCGGGATTTAACCCGAATGCATTGGCTATTGTCACAGGAATAAGGCTTAACGAATCAACAGGAACTGTCGGTATTGTTGGTGATGCTTTAGTATTACCTACAGGTAAAAGAATTAATGTAGCAATTGGTAATGTTCAGGTAGCTGACGTTGTCGGTGTATCAGGTATTGCAACTGCTTTATCTACAGGTTTAGTTACAGTTACAGCAGGAGCTGGAATTGATGTAACAGGAAGTCAAGCAAACTTTACAACAGGTATAGTTAATGTAGCTGATGTAGTTGGAGTTACAGGTAATAGAGTTAATTTAACTACTGGTGATGTTACAACTACAGCAGGTGCAAATATATCCCCTACAGGATCACGAGTTAATTTATCTACAGGTTCTGTTGCATTTAAATTTATATATTCAGTCACAGGATCAGGTGTTAATTTATCTACAGGCACAGTTGCTACAGTTGCAAAAGCAACTGTATTACCAACAGGCTCACAAGTTAATACCGATACTGGTGATGTAACTATTGTAGCAAAAGCAAATGTTTCTGTTACAGGAAACAAAGTAGATATTGAAATAGGTAATGTAACTACCAAAGCAAATGCAACAGCTATTGTTACAACAAATAGACAAAATTTATCAACTGGAACTGTAACCGTTACAGCAGCAGCTTCTACACTAGTTAGTG